AAATCAAAAATACAAGTAGCCATCCACCATCTAAACAGATGTGCAACCATGGTCTGATGAGTCAAGAAAAACCTTCGATCGTAATAGGGGCCTGTCGTTTCCAACTGGTTCCATTTACATAAATCAATGGGATATCTTGCCAAAACAGTACCTGGCAACATTTCCGTCGAAATGGGGAACACGTCAATAGTATTCGGTGAACGCATGATGTAATCTATGTCCATCTCATCTAATTGTGACCCAAAAGACCCGTTATCCGTCTTTACAGTGTTACCTGTACAAAACGTAATTTCGTGTCCATTGAATACACCATCAGCTGTGATAGATGACGCACCAGGTTGAATCTTCAACTGGTGCGGCGGTTTATCATTAACAGGCTTCGACCATCCAAATGACGAAAACACGTTGGCTAGAGCGCCAGCGATCGGAGACACAGCAGAAGCTATGTTACCAATCACAGGTATTCCAGACAACATATTCGCAACACCAGAGACGGCTGAAGCTGTCTGAGACAAAACTCCTGAAGTCAGGAACTTTGAAGCCTCGGACAAACCTTGCGTATGGATTTCGGGGGTTATACGATTAACTCTCATTCGAAGTAAAGCCAATTCCTCCATCATATTTGCTTTTTCCTCCCTTTCACGTCTCTCATTCTGTAATGCTACAAGTTCATCAGACAGAAGCATACCAGTTGGATATTCAATTGAAATATCAACAAATCTGGCATACATCTGATAACTGACAACACCTCCGGCACTTGGAGTCAAACGAGATAGTACCAAAGTACCATTTCGACCGATCCCAGTTACGAGATTTCGATGTGTGTACGGGGAGATCCAAGGCAGCTTGATAGCTGAATTTTGATTCTTCGTAATGTTAATTGTGATATGCGGACACTGTGATAGTTGTAAAACATGTTGGGTCCTGAGACTCAACTGATCAGCATTAATATCTGGGAAATACGACAAGCGTAATCCACCCAATTGGGCGGGCTGTGCTGTAATTACAAAAGTAACTTCAACACTTGCACGAAAGTTCATAAAACCTGAGATCTTATTGCGAATCTGCTTTAAACCTAGCATGGCGTCCGGAAATTGTAGAGAATTCAAGATATCACCTGGAGCTCCACCTTCTGGTATTGTTCCATCTGCTATCTTGTAAACTCGTTCTAAAAA